GCGCGCATATCCTCGGCCCCGGCCTGAACCAGCTGCACCGACACCTGCGCCGACTTCGCAACAGAAGTGTCGACGATCTCACCAATAAGCCTGTCGTCGAGAACGACCCGCAGCGTTGTCACACCCGCACCCGCCGCCACCTCACGCCGGCTCAGCACACGCTCGCCGCGCTGCAGGATCGCAGGCACCTCGTCATGGCGCAGCCCAACGAGACCACCGTAGTGAAAGCGTTGCGCGCCGGCAAACAGGGAGGCAGCAACGGATCTGGTGGTGGTTGGCGAACCTGCAACTCCACCTTCGTGGAAGGTGCCAACACTGGTCACCGTAAGTGCGCCGAACAACCCGCCCAGCAGTCCTTTGCCGCCCCCTTGAATTGCGAACATGCCTTCGTTAAACAACAAAGCCTCCAAGGCGGCGCGCTTGATCTTTTGCGCGAGTGTGTCAAAGACATCCCCCAGGTCGCGCGCGCCGGCAAGCGCATCAATAAAATCCGCCTTGAATGAGTTGCCAAATTCAGTAGCGGCGCTATGGGTTTCATCCAGCCGTTCGCGCAGCCGGATCAATACAAGCTCCGCGTCCTCCTTTTCGATGATCCCCAAACGTATTGCCGCCGCCAAATCTTTCTCGGCGGTCTTCAGGCGCAGCTCGGCCGCATAGGTCTGGTCCACGCTGGCGCGCAATTGCTCGTAGGCGCGCCGGGCTTCTGCAACCGAATCCCGCCCGCTAGCGCCCCCCAGACCGCCACCGCGCGCCGGGCGCCAGTTATCCAGAAACTGGATCGCATCTCTGTTCTGCCAATCGGCAAAGCTGCCGCCGAACTGGCGCGGATCGCCGCCGCGACCACCGCCAACCTCACCTGCGCCAGGCACACCCTGTGGCCCCATGGCCACCAGCCTGGTCGCGGTTTCCAGGCCGATCCCAAGCCAGTCGGCCAGTTCCTGTGCGCTTTGCGAGGCGGACTGGATCCCGCCGGCAATATCGAGATTTGCCAGGGCCTGGCCGTGCTCGAAGGCCTGGCGCAGCTCGTCCTTCATTGCCTCGGACACGTCCATGCCGGCCAGCATTTCCTCGAATACCCGGCCTTCGGCCTCTGCGCGCAGGCGGGCCACCTCGGCCGAGCCTTCGCCATGGCGCAGGATCGCCTCCTGCAGTGCGTTCTGGCGCTCGAGCTTGTCCAGCAGGTCTTCGGCGCTTCTGGTCTGGGCGGCAGCCTCGGCCCGCGTCTGGACATATTGGCGGTATATCCGGGCTTGCACCTCCCGTTCCCGCGCCTGGGCACGGGCGAGGAATTCGGCGCCACGCTGGCGCGAGGCAATGTATTCCGCCCAGGCGTTCTGCGCCGTCCTTGCCGCTGCCTCGTCCGCCGCCTGAAGCTCGCGCAGGCGCAGGATCTGCTGGGCGATCAGGCTCAGGCGCTCGTTTTCCGCGCGGCTGACCCCGTCCACCGCTTCCGAGGCGGCGCGCACCGCATCATAAGTGCGTTCCCAGGCGGCGATCTGTTCTTCCAGCGATCCTTTGGTAGCCGCGTCGAGTTGCTCGTAGGCAACGATTACAGCGCCCACCAATTGCCTCGCCGCCTTGCGGCGCGCCCCGGCAATGCCACCAACAGTCAGACCAAACTGGTCGGCAATATTGTTGACCTGAAAGCCCTGCCGGTAGGATCCCAAACCGCCGGTCAGGGCCTTGCCCACATCAACCGCCCCGATCAGAGCTTCGCGGCGCTTGACCTCGGCCAGCGCCAGCAGGTATTCGCGCGCAGCACCCGCGCCCGAGCCGAAGCGCTCGGCGAGGCTGGCGGTGCTGTCGCCAGCCTGATCGACGATCTCGCGGTAGGCATCGACCGCCCCGCCCAGCTCCTCGACCGTATCGGCAAAGCTCTTGGCCTCTTCGCCCGCATCGGTCAGCCAGTTCACCATGGCAGCGCCGGCGGCAATCGAGCCCAGGGTGATCAGGTTGATCGGGCTCAGCAGGCTCAGGAAGGCCGATCCCAGCGCCTTGACCGCGCCAGCTGCCCCCATCGGCCCGATCACCTGGGTGATCTGGGTGCCCTGCTGGATCGCCAGTTGCAGCGGGTTCTGCCCCGCCATCATCATCATGCCGATATCGTTGAACTGTGCGGTAAGATTGCCGACCTGGGCGGTGGCGCGCCGGTTGGCACCTTCAAGGCGCAGAGCAGATGCAGCGGCGCGATCCTGCGCCCCGGCCAGTGTTCCGGCCGCGCTCGCCGCCCCTCTGGACGCCCTGCCGATCCTGTCGGTCTGGCCGGCCGCCGCCTTGCCCTTGCGGCCCATCCTTTCGGCCGAACGCCCGGCCTTGTCCAGGGCGCCTTCGACCTTCTTGAGCTCGCTCTGCGCCTGCTTGCCATCGGCGCTGACCAGCAGGCTTGCCTTGAATGTCATTTCAATCCTCGTTCATTGCCGCCACCGCCCCGGCCTCGATCTGGCGGATCTCGCCCCAGAGCGCCGGATCCGCCTCGATGCCGGCCAGCCGAAGCCCTGCCTCGGCACCGGCATAATCGAGCCCCAGCGCTACCATCCCGCCCATGCCCGCCACCATGCGCCACTGGCTGGCAATGGCGAGGAAGGCCCGCACCGCCCCGGCATGTTCGGACCAGACGCCTTCGCCCTCGGGGCGCGTCCGGCAGATCAGCGCCGGGTCGATCCTCCAGCGGCGGGCATCCTCTTCGGCCTCGTCACCGGGGCCGCCATCCTCCGGGCCGGACGCGAACAGATGGCCCCTTGCCCAGGCGCGCCCGGCCCATCTCAGTTTTTTGCCCGCTCTCCGGCCACCGCATCGCCATAGGCGCGCGCCAGCGCAAAGCGCACGAATGGCAGGGCCAGGAGGCGGTCGCGCAGGGCGTCGTTGAACGGCAGCTCATTGCCGTCCTCGTCCACGATGTCGCCCATGGAGATCACCGCGCGGCGCAGGAAATCGCCGACCATGTCATCCGAGCCTTTCAGCTTTTCCTGTTCCTCGGGAGAAAGCACCCGAAAGCGGACCTCCAGGCTCTGCTCGTCGAAGCCCCCGTCGCAGGGCACCCGGACGGCGACCCGGCGGGAAAATTCCGGCTGGCTGACAATCTTGAAACTCATGTTACCTCCATCAGGTCAGGGTCAGGGTCCACTGGTCGTTGCCGGACGTGGGCAGAGGCACCAGGCGCAGCGGCCATTCCTTGATGTCCTGGGCGTTTTCCAGCCCCTGCGGGCGCTGCATCTGGGCGGCCGGCAGCGACAGGGTCGAGATCGCCCCTGCCGCCGTGCCATGCACCAGCGACACCGCCACGCTGCTCTGGGCGGCGGCCAGCGAGAACGGGTTGAAGGTGGTCAGGGCCACGGCCTCGACCGTGGTCTCGAAGCTCTCCGACTTGTCGGTGATCAGCACGCTTTCCGAGCCGACCAGGAAGCGGTTTTCCACCTGGTTGCCCAGGTCGAGCCTGGCGCGACGCATCACGAAGGAGGTGCCGGCCATGGTAAAGGTCGGGGTGTTGGCGGTGGTGGCGACCAGCGGCTTTTGCCAAGCGGACGTATCGGGCGTCGGCCGGGCCTGCTCGGAGGGCTGGCTGAACAGGCCGGTAAACTCGAATTCCAGATAGGGAATGCCCTGGGCATCGACGCTGATCATGCAATTGCCGCGCGCGCCCAGCAGCACATAGCGGGTCGAGCCGATCCACAGGTGGAAGGTCAGGCTTTCATGGCTGTCGGTGATCGGGTTGTAGGTGACGGAGGTCGAAGCGACGATGGTCTCGGCAACCGCACAGCCGCGCAGCAGCACTCCCCAGGCCGGCGCTGAGCCTGCCGTGCCGGACGGGGCCAGCTCGACCTTGAAGCTGAGCTTGGCGTGCAACTCGGTGGGGATCGTCGCCTGGGCGCCCAGCCAGGGAGTTTCCAGGTCGCGGCTGACATCGTTGCCCTCCATCGGGGTGATCTGCACATCCGTGGCCAGCACCGCATTGGCGCTGCCGGTGGGGCTGGGATCGGTGCCATAGGCGCTTTCGATCTCGGCCAGGATGATCTTTGAACGCCATTTGATAGGCATTTACGCACCCTCCTTCTTCGCGGTGGATTTGGCCGGCGCCGTTTTCGCGGCCGACTTCTTGCCGGCAGGTTTTGCCGCCGCCGGCGCGGCGCGCTTGAGCGTGCCATCTGGCGCCAGGGTGTAGCTGCCGCCCCCGGAGGGCAGCGGATGGGGTTTGTCACTCATGGCGTGATCCTCAACTGGTCGGTGATGGTGAAGTCGAGCTGATAGACCAGCGTGCCGGCCTGCATGCTCACGAGATTGCCGCGCACCAGGCGAAAGACACCGGTCTCGGATGTGGGTGCCCAGCCCACCAGCGCCTCGACGACAGCGCGGATCAGGCTTTCGGCGTCGTCCAGCACCCGCTCGCCGGTGGCCGAATGCGACCTGATGGTGAGCAGCACGGCAATCACCTGGTCGAAAATCTGGGTATAGAGCCCGGAGGCGCTCTCGCCGCGCCCGCCGGTCATGCCCAGCCCCAGCACATGGGCCGCCGGCGTGACCTGCGGCAGCTGGTTGCGGTGCATCAGGTCGGAGAAATCGGCCGCCCCCTGCACCCGGCCGGTGAGCGCCGGCACCCTTGCCTCCAGACGTGTCTGGACCGCCCCGATCATCAGATGAACCCCTTCATGTTATCCGCCGTCAGCGGGCGTTCGCGGTCGGTCAGCCGCGCCCCGGTAGAGCCTGTTTCCTCGCTTGCCACACCGGCCACTTGCAGGCGCACGGTGCCGGATGCGATATCGGCCAGCAGCTTCATGGCGGTGCGGTAATCCGCCTCGATCTTCGGGTCCGGGGCTGCCGGGTGCAGCTTCCAGATGGCTATCGCCTCGGCGATCTCGCCGATCAGCGCCGGCACCGAGGCCAGCGGCAGCGCGTAGCGGCTGGCGAGATAACCGTCGATCATCGCTCCCGCGCCGGCAATGGCGGCATCCACCACCGCGCTGTCAATGGCGCCCGCAGGCGGGCTGGCGCGGTCGGTCAAGAGCTCGAGCATACGCACGCCATAGCGGTCGATCAGGTCTGACTGGCTGGTATAGGCCACGGCGTGGGCTCCTGGTTGCGGCTCCGGTCAACGGGGCGGCAGCGCGACCGGGGCCACACCACCGCCCCTCTCCGGGGGGGTATTATTTGCCGGCGGGGGCGTCCTCGTCCGCCGGTTCGATCTCGACCTCGCTCACTGCCAGGCTCGGCTCTGCCTTGAGCGCGGCGATCTGCGCCTCGGTCAGGCTGGCGATCGCCAGATCGGTGGGTTCGGGGCCAAAGCGGTGGCCCGCGCGGCGAAAGCCGCCTTCCGGGCCAGTGACGCGCAGGGCCTTCACCTTGCGGGGTTTGCGGGTCTTTGAAGCCATCTCGCTCTCCCTTACGCCAGCCACGGCACGACCATGAGCTCGGCGGTGCCCTTCCAGACATTGGTGGCCCCCGCAGCGTCGCGCTCGGCATTGAGGATTTCCAGGGCCGCGCCCTCGAGGCTGGGCGGCACCACCAGCAGACGCGGGGTGATGCCCAGCGGCCGGCCACGGTCGCCCTTCATGCCCATGAGGGCGGCGCGGGCAGCTTCGTAATTGGTGGCATTGAGGGTCTGCTTCGAGCCCCAAGCGAACTGCCAGAAGCCGAAGCCGACATTGCCGCGCGCATCGGCGCCGTA